CAGCAATGGGGGTCTTTTTTTGTGCCCCCTCCCAAATCGGGCAAATACAGATGAGCCTCTACTCTGAGTTTCTGGCTGACGCGAAGGAGATGATCGCGGACTTCGGCGTGGCCGGGTCGGCCAACTCCGGGGCCATCACCTTCTCCTGCCTCATCTCCGACCCTGCCGTGGCCACGGTGCTCGAAGCAGGGGGGTATATGGAGCGGACCCAGTACTCGGTCAGGCTCCCCGCTGTAACGGCCTCCTGGAGCCAGCCAGACGGGTCTATTGGGGCATCGGCTGCCATCATCGCCTCGGGTGCCGTCATCCCCTCCCTAGCCCAGGGCAAGAAGATCGTGGCCGGCGGTAAGACCGTCCGCATCACGACCCAGACCTACAAGCCCGGTTCGGCATGGGTCACCCTCCTCGTCATCGACGACAACCAGTAAGGCCATGGTGACGGTCACCGTGAACCCTAAGTCCATGAATGACTTCATGGCCACCTTGCGGCGCCTCTCAGCTGAGACGGGCACCGCCGAGAAGGACACGGCCAAGAAACAGGCCGCCCTTATCTGCGAAGACATGGCCCGCTTTACGCCTCCCCTGGTCAAGGGCGGGGGCGGGGGTCTGAGCAAGAAGGCCGAGACGGCGGGCAATCAAGCTATCGCCGGGGACACGCGGAAGATGTTCATCGCCATCGGCGACCGCAACCCGAACAGCCAGAAGGCTATCGTCTTCCGCAGCCTGTCCCACGCCACGCAGACAAACAACCGGGCGGCGTTCGACAAACTTGTCCGCAAGTCCAGCCTCGAGTCCCTGAGCATCTCGCCGATCATGTCGCGTATCCTCAACGACCCCAACTATGACCGGGCGTTCCTGAAGGCAAAGAACTACCTCGCCCGCGTCCCGGTCAACTCCAACACCTACGGCTTCAACACGGTCACCGACATCAAGGGCGAGCACAACGCCATCAAGGGCAAGTTCGGCGGACGCATCAAGAAGGGTCAGCGCATCGGCCAACCCCGTCAGCTCGTCGAAAGCAAGCAGGCCCTCGACGACTACGTCAGGACGCGTCAGGTCGAAGTGGGTCGCGTCAAGGCCGGATGGCTGCGCTCCCTGCTCACCCTGCCTATGCCCTCGGGCAAGAACGGCCCAATCAACTACGGGGCCGACCTCCGTAAGGCTACCTACATCGCCCGCCACGCTGGGGCCGGCGGCTACTCCCGCGTCGTCGAGACGAGCAAGGAATACATGATCACCATCGGCAACCTTATCGGCAATATCAACGCCGTGGCGACCGAGGCCGATGCCGTGAACCTATCCCTGGCTAACCGAGAGAAGCAGATGGCCGCAGACCTGAAGGCGTACATCGAGCGCATGAAGCGGCGTAACGGCGTCTAACCTCCCATAACGGGCAAAGGAAATGGGCACCAAGAGCATCCGGCACATCGTCGAAGCCACTATCGCGACCTACCTCTCGACCCAGACCGGGCTGACCAACGTCACCTTCCTGACCGGGGATAGCGCCGCGACCCAGACCCTGCCCAAGGCCGTGGTCCTCTGCGACTCAGCCCGCAACCCTGCCGACCTACCCGAAGGCGCGGGCAACTACTCTTGCTCGGTCCGCATCACCCTGTTCTCCAACGCGGACGACACGACCCTCGCCGATCACCGTGCCCGCTGCGCCGCCCTGTCCGGCAATATGCGTGACCTGACCAGCATCAAGGCGGCCTTCGTGACCAGCACCGACGCGTCCTGCTATGACGTCACGATCGGCTCCGAAGACGAGGGCATCGACGAACGCTCTTGGGCGACGGCTTTCTCCTTTGACGTGCTGGTGGTCCTGCCTGCCGCGTAACCTTCCAAACCTCGCATATTCAAATGGCCGCCATCTCTAACGGAACGACCTGCATCTACGGAGTCGCAGGCACTGTCTCTAACCTATTCGTCCAGAGCTACAGCCTCTCGTCCTCCTTCAACTCGGACGTGACCGTTGTCGACGAGGCCGGCCTTACGAAGACCCACCGTCTGGACGACCGTAAGTCGGAAATCACTATCGAAGGCATCGCCAAGACGAGCTCGATGCCTGTCCTCGGCGCCGCCCTGTCCTTCACGGTCAACACCCTTTCGGCCTACCCGGCTGGCTCGGCCTCCGCATCCTTCGTCGGCACGATCACCAAGATTGACGACAAGGGCTCGAACAAGGGGTTCACCGCCGTCACGATTACGGCGATTGATTACGAAGGCATCACGCCTGCCTAATTGACTTCCCCGCAAAGGGGGTAGCATCAAGGAAGTGGACCGCCGCTTCCTAGACGCATACATCGACCCGGCGCCTTTTCGGTTGCTGGGTCGAACTATGTACCCCTGGTGTCTTAAGTACCGGGTGCGTCTGATGGCCTTTGACTCCCCGCTGGTCACTGGCTCTCGCGGCATCAGTCCTGCCGACCTTCTGTTCGCCTGCAAGGTATGCGCCGAGGAACCGCTAGGGGGTAAGATTGGCTTTGTCGACGAGCTGAGGCTGATGTCCCTGTCCCGCAACCCTGCCAAGTTCGAGCGCCTGCTGGAAGCCTTCGCCGGCTACATCCTCGTGCAGGACTGGCCCAAGTTTTGGGAGCAGACCAAGACTAAGTCAGGGGGCGGGGACAAGGGTGTGCCGTGGCCTCTTAGCATCGTCGCCAACCTCATCGCCTGTGGCATCGAAGAGAAACGGGCTTGGGAAATGCCCGAGTGCCAAGCCATCTGGCTTAACTCTGCCTTGGCTATCCGCAAAGGTGCCGACGTAGCGATCATGTCGCCCGAAGAGGAAGCCTTCATGGCCGAAGAGGAAGCCAAGGAGGCTGCTTCCAATCAGGCAAAGGAAAAGACACCCGATGAGCCAATCCCTGGAACTTAACATCAAGACGACCTCAGAGGTTCCGCAGGCGATGGAGAAGGCCAAGGTCGCTACCGTTTCCTTCGCCAAGCAGGTCGAGGACATCCAGAAGAAGTTCAGCACGGCGTTCAAGGACATCGCCCTCGGCTTCATCGCCCCGATGGTCCTGCTCAATTCGGCCATCAATTACATTAGCGCGGCAATCGAGAAGCGTAAGGCTGACATCAAGGAGGCTTACGACTTCGCCGTTAAAGCAGAGTCTAAATATCTGGACTCAGAGACTGTCGTCCTTGCTAAGACTCGTGCCGCCAGGGAGCAGGATGAAAAGGAACGCGAGATGGCCAAGACCGCCAAGCTGACCGAATACACCAAGTTCCTCGAACAACCCGGTATGCGTGACAAGGTCGCCAGCGAGATCGGCGGTTTCCGAGGCTTTCGACTCAAGACCGGCATCGACGCAAACTCCGCCGAAGATATGGCCAAGGATGCCGATGTGCAGGCAGTCATCGCACGATTGATTGCTCCTGCCGTAGCCGCCAGCAAGAAGGCCGCTGAGATCAGCGCCGAACCTAAGAGGGCTGGCGAATTCAAAGGCCCGGAAGGCTTTGGAAAGATTGTCGGGGTCGGTGCCAACCCGGTCATGGAGGCAATGTCTGCCCAGCTCGAAGAGCAGCGCAAGCAGACCGCGTTGCTTCAGCAAATCGCAAACCCAGGCTCCGGCGTCCAGACCGACTTCACGAAATCGGCTACCCCTTCTCGCGCAGCCCTTCTCATGGGCCGATAATTTATGGCTATCGTAAAACAAGGTGACGCTCTTACGTCGCCCAAACTCCAGCCCAACGCCAAGTTCGTCCAGGACGGCTATGGACTGATTGTCGGCACCCTCACCTTCAAGGTGGATAAGGCCGGCTCATCGGCCATCTTCTATCGCGGCTCACCTTGCCCGATCAGTGCCTTCAGTTTCTGCAAGATGCACAAGGCTTCGGTCGAACTTGGAGCCCTTGAACTAGATACCTGGACCGCTGAATATGTCGGCATCGGGGGCGGCCTTAGCGTGACCAACCCGAACACGTCCATGGCCAATGGCCTGACGGCGGAGAACATCACCAGCCATCCTAACTTCTTTGAACAGGCTACTGGCTTCAGCGTCGGCCCTATCGCCGGCCTTCCGTCCGACTTCGGAGGCGCTTATGACGACTCTACGCTCGGGCCTCCAGTCACCGTAATCAGCTCTGTAACTAACAAGCCAGTAGTTGTCCCTTCCTCCGAAGGCTACAACGGCGCGTGCTTCGAGACCGGCATGGGCGGTCGCTTCATCGGCTTCGTCGACCCGGAGGTCCCCGAGTTGTTTGGCAAAACTCAATATCTCGCGGCGACGACTACCTATTCTGGTGTGATTTATTGCACTGCTTTGGCTACCGTTCAGGGATTGCTATCCAATCTAAACACCGCGTCGTCTACCCGATCATGGGGAGGCATCACGTTGGTCCCTGAATGGGGTCTGAGTGGAACTGGTGACTTTGGGAACAGGAACCTGCTTTCGCAGATTAACGTCGAAGAGTACGGATTGCTGTACAAAGTCATTTATGAAATCCGTTATTCCAAGGACGGCTGGCCTGCCTTGGTTTACCGCAACATCTAAGTCATGCCTATTCAGCCTGGAGTCGGATATACCTTCACGGCTTCAAGCCAAGGGGAGAACATCACGGTTGAAAAGCCATGGGCTCTTTGGTCCAACTATGATACCGGAGAAAGCCCTGACCATCCGTTCAAGATAGTGAACGTGCAGATCGCCACGTCCGGCGGTTCTCAGGTCGTCCGTTTTCAGGTGCAGTCCGGCACGATTAACAACCTCGTCCCGAAGATTGATGACTATGTATCTGGCACGGAAGTGCTGCTTAACCGCGTCACCTCTGGGGTGGCAGACCCGCCCACCGCTCAGCTTGCGTCGAGCAATTATGATGCGACGACTTTGACCTCTTATATTACACTTAGGGCAGGCGCTAAGACTACCAGTCCTTACAACTACCCCGACGACGTTTTCAGCAGCAACCAGTACCCTGTCATCATCGGAGGGAATACTTTCCCCGTGACCCCCGACAGCGACACATGGGGCTTTCTGGTCATCGGCACGATCACGGTAGACAACATCACGACCCCGACGACATTCACCGTCACGCAGAACGTCACAGGCTCTTTATGGGCTGACCGCATCAAGCTGGGCACGACGACGGCCCGCTACTATTACGCCCGCATCTGATGGGCTACATCATCGGAGACGACAGCCTGACCTCGACGTGGTGCTCCGTGCGGCGCATCGTCGTTAATGTCGACGCTACGCCTGTCACCCCGGTCTTAGCCGACCACAACCAGGAGTACCCTGCCGGGGCTTACTTCCTCAAGACTATCGAAGGCAACGGACTGATCCGTGGCAACGTAGCCCAAGGCGGACCTGAGATTGACTTCACTGAAAACACCGCCCCCATCGATGACTACTTCATCGCAGGTGGCTTCGTAGACCCATACCCCGCCGACATGGTCGGCAATACGGTACAGACCAGCACGAGCGCCTTCACCCTTATCATCGACGCTTTTGACCTAGGCCAGACGGCAGGAACGGGGGGCACGAGCCCGGTCACGGACTTTGAATGGTTCGAGAATATAGCCTAACCCACCCCCCCTTCCAATCGGGGCAAGAGTAGACCCGATGAGCTGTCCTAACACCGTAACCTTTAAGCGCGGGACGTCCTTCGCCGCCTCTTGCGCCTATACTCCTTCGGCTGGTGCTCCTGCGAACCTCATCGGCACCACCATCACGTCGACCATCATCGACTCCCAATACAATCAGTACGGCCTGACTGTGACGATTGCCGGCAACGGCCTTTCCTTTACCGCCGTATACCCCGATGACTCCTCCTCGTGGGCCATCGGCATGGCCAAATGGGATGTCCGCTTCGAGTATGGCGGCACCGTCTTCTATACGACGACCATGCGCCTTGACGTGATCGGCGAAGTGACCCCTTCCTAATATGTCCACCCTTGCTGTCACCCTGACTGGTATCGCTCCCGCGACTCTGACCATCGAACTGGGCACGCCAGGCCCGCAGGGTCCGACTGGTCCGACTGGCCCGACTGGTGCTACTGGCCCGCAAGGCCCGGCTGGCCCTGGCGTCCCTGCTGGCGGCACGGCAGGCCAGTACCTTCAGAAGATTGACGGCACGAACTATAACACGGACTGGGTCACGCTGAACCTGTCGGCCTACGCCCCTCTTGCCTCCCCTGCCTTCACGGGCAACCCCACCGCCCCGACGGCGGCCCTTGCGGATAACGATACCTCCATCGCGACGACCGCCTTCGTCCAGCAGGAACTCCTCTCCGGCACGGCCAACGCCCGCAACCTAGAGGTCTACGTCCGCAACCAGACCGGCTCGACCATCCCTGCCGGCTCCATCGTCTACATCAACGGCGCAACGGGCAACCGCCCGACGATCACCAAGGCCCAGGCTAACAATGACGCGAACTCCGCCCAGACGTTCGGCTTCACGAAGGCCAGCATCGCGAACAACGGCTTCGGCTTCGTCATCGTGCGCGGCGAACTGGAGAACATCGACACGTCGGCTCTGACCGAAGGCGTGCAGCTCTACCTCTCCCCGACGACCGCCGGAACGTGGACAACCACCAAGCCCTCCGCCCCGCAGCATCTGGTCTACGTCGGCATCGTCGTCCGCGCTCATCCGACGCAGGGCGTCATCCTGGTCGCCGTTCAAAACGGGTACGAGCTGAACGAACTCCACGACGTAAAGATTACCACGCCGTCAAACGGTCAGGTGCTCAAGTACGACTCCGCTCAATCGCTTTGGGTCAACGGAACGGACTCCGCCCCGGTGACTTCCGTCGCTGGCCGCACGGGTGCAATCACCCTGTCGAATACTGACATCTCCGGCCTCGGCACGATCTCCACGTTCAACGACGCCCCTTCAAATGGTTCGACCTATGGCCGACAGAATGGCGCTTGGGTCGTGACTGGTGGCGGAGGTTCGTTTACTGGCGGTGCAATCACTTCGCCCATCACCTACACCGTCGGAACTCAGGTTTCGACGATGGCGAACACTGGTTTCAGCGTAGCAAATTCCGCCACGTCAGAAAGCATTGATGTAATTGTTACTGGAATTAACATCACCTCAGACGCAGCCACAATCAACCTTAACGGTGACGGCGCGATAATTAGCGTTAGTGGGGTTTACGGCGTTGTAAATATCAACAGCGGTGGCATCCAATACCCGGATGCTTCATTTCAATCAACGGCTGGTATCGGAGACGCCCCTGCTGATGGCGCGACATACGTCCGTAACTCGAGCGCATGGATTGTAGCAACATTTATTCCCGACGCCCCTTCCGATGGAAACTATTACGTCCGAATGAATGGCGCGTGGATTCAATGCACAGTCGTAAGCATCTTCGACTCTAATACGACTGCTTCTTACAACTGCTTAACTGTATGACCTACCTCCTCTGCATCCTCTCCTTCGTCGCCGGTGCCCTCGTAATGAGGAAGCACAAGGCCAAGCTCGACGGCGTCGAAGCCAAGACCCGATCGCTCTTGGACGTGCTCAAGGGACGCTGACCCCGTGCGCCTGCTCCTGGTCATCGCCGCTCTGGCCCTGACCGGGTGCAGCCTGTTCCGCTCGTCGCCGACGGACGTTCCCCTGCCCAAGCAGCCGGACGCCCCGACGACTCCTTCGGTCGTGCAGACCCTAGGCAAAGACCTCGACAAGACGGATCACCGCGTGGCCGCGTCCCTCGTCGCTATCGAGCGCAACGCCGACAAGCCGAAGGTGGTCGTGGCCGAGTCCCGCCTAGCCCAGTCCTATCTGCCCCAGCCCCCTGAGGCTGACGTCGCCTTCGC